CAAAGCGATTGGAATATCTTCTTTAATATCAGGATAGTCAGCGAAGGGCTTCATGGTCAATACATATTGAGGATTAAAGTACGGCAGAATCTGTTCTACGATCTGCAGCGCATCATCCTGGTTCTTTGCATATATTGATAACTGGAACCCTACATTATAAGGGACAAAGCTGTAGAACTTATTTCTATTACCATATCCTGAACCCGATTGAGTAAAGTTATTCGTTTTCTGCAGCTGCCGTGCCGGGTCATATGCGATAGTCGTAATCTCGAAAGACATACGTGGAAGCTTTACTGCAACCTTAGAATCCTCAAGAAGATCTGGTTGGGATCTAATACGGTCAAGGAACTTACGCTGAGGTGCGTATGATAGCGGAACTTTAACCTGCGATATGACCTGACCAGAAGAGTTAGAACGGATAACATAAAGGTTATTAAAAAGTGTACCAAATACAGCAACACTTTTCCTTAGCTTCTGATGATAAAAATGTGTTCCAAACATGCTTAACCTTTATATATTGATTGTAGGTGAGTTTCAAACTCTTCCACCTTAGCCAATCTATTTGGCCATAGGATATATTCTTTTTCTGGATTCTTCTTTAAATTATTTAACAGAGGAACAATAGCGTTGTAAAGTTTATCTAACTTATCCTGAGTAGTACTTGCTTTACTTTCAACTTCTTTAGCCGTAGCTCCAAGAGCCTGAACAGCTTCAAGCTCAGACTCATCTACCGCTGTAAATCCGAAATCAAATAGGTCGCTCATTTCATTAATCTCTTAATAGTTGCTAGTGCTTTCTTACCATCAGGGTGTCTTGGGTTTATACTTACCTCATTACCATTCACAAAATCCGATATATTTGCAGATTTACCTAAAGCAGATATTGCTTTATGTAAAGGATCTTTTGGATCATATCTTGTCTCGAATCCAGGTTTACCCCTTAGTTCTACCCATTTACTGTCACCTTTATTCCACATTTTCAGTACATCCTGTGATCTACCGCGGATAAGCTTTAGCTTAATACCCTCTGATATGTATGTCCTAAAGCTAATCATTAGCTAGGATCTCCGAATGGGTTAGATTCACTGAAGTCTAAGAAGCCGTCAGTGAATGTTTCAAAGTCAGTATTTTGTTCAATCTCAGAAATCTTATTGTCTTCCTCAATAGAGGATATTAACACTGGATTAACTTTTTGAGATCTACTATTATACTGGTAGACGACACCGTCTGGCGCAAACTCATGATACTTACCATCATTGGCTCCAATATGAATCAAGCTTAGTGTATTAGTATTAGTGTTCCATTTAACGATTTCACCAGACATAGTTACGCTATCAGCTAAATCTTGATATACCATAGTCCCAACATCAAATCCATCACCAGCACTATCCAAGTTTAGTAGATATGTGTATGCATAGTCTTTTTCAATATCATCAATTACTTCCACACCAGTATCAAAATTTTCGTCATTATATTCGAATAGCTCACAACGTAGTTTAAATACTGCAATATTACTTAATTGGTAAAATGGTTCTTCGTGTTCGACCATCATTACCTGAAATAGTTTATTAGATAATGGTAGATAAATTAAATCCCCCTCAAAGGGTCTTACACCTTGGATCTCGTTATCATATCTTGCAACCAGCTGCGTCCATCTTTTTCTAGAAACTACAAAAGTAGCCTGATCCCTTATCTCAACGCCAAACTTAGTAAATAGATCTCCTTCACCACCAAATCCTTCTATATTCTCAATGTACATTTCAATACGGTGGGAGGAGTTAAATCTTGATGGAACATCATCAGCTAAAATTTTATCTTCATTGACAATATCTCTCGGAAGATAGTATACGTCCTGGCCATACATCCTTAAGGATTCAATAACCAAATCCTCATATAGCTGTTGTTCCGATCTTACTTTTTGGCTGAAATAGAAATTAGTTGCCATGTCTTATCCTACAAAGAAGTCAGCTGGAAGTTCGTATTCTAATCTAATTCTTTCTCTTAATTGTGTGATTTCATTAATAGCATCCTCATAGATTTGTCTACCATTAATCTGTACACCACCTGGGAGCTGCATACCTTCGAATTTCATAAGGTTCGAACCCCACTGACGTTTTACTAAGGCAACGGCATATTCTTTTAACCAGATATCTTCCCAGACTTGGTTAAATGTATCTTCATCGATATAGACATAGGCTTCAAGTACAATGTAATCACCCTCTTGAATATCTTTATCGTCGATGTCACCTCGAATATAAAGTCTATTCTGACGACGTGCGAAGTTTACCTGTGGGGATCCGGTTAATCTTTGATCCAACAATGATAAGTATTGCTGCATCTGTTCATAGTATGCTAGGTCCCCAATATAGGTATGGATATCAGCAATATCATTTAGATGCATCTGATATTTAATATCAAAGAAGTTTCTAGATGAGGTGAGATTAGATCCTACACTAAACATTTTAATTACGTGAAGAGCATCTGACTGGAGAGTAATATACTCGTTGGTGATATCAGCTGCAGTCATCTGATGCTTAATATACGTTCTGTGAACTGCATCAGAATGGAATTCTCTCCAGTATGCCAAAGCTTCGTCGACACGGTCTTCCATCTGTTGTTCTTCAACATTGATCTCTATAACAGGATCGCCTAAGCTCCTTTTAATATAATCAATGAATTCGTCTCTACTAGTAATTGCCATGTTGACCTCTGAGCCTAAAAGTGTTACTCTTATTTATATACTTTTAGCTCTGAAGAATTTGTAATCTTTATCCTCTTCACTTTGACCTACAATACCCCCAGATTCAAAGGATAGATCTATTAGATATTGCCTAATCAGATTGCTATCAGGCTCATCATTTCTAATTCTTATGATAACCTCTTGAGTATTTTCTAAGACCATCGTGGCAGTTTTAATAAAATGAATCTCATTACCTATTGAATCAATCCTCAAAAGATCAGGATAAGGAAGAGAGTTCATCGGAACGTTTAAATCTAGACCTTCCTCTATATTTTCTATTACAATATTAGCAACACCGTTGACCACTTTATATAAGGAATTATCAACCAAGTCATATATAATATGTTCTGGTGCTTCTTCCTTGATAGCGGGGGGTTCTACAGTCGGTGATCCTAATTTAAATGTATGTTTGCCGATATGATCGCAGATGATACTTGTATCTGCATATAATTCAAATCCTTTATCTTTAGCCTTCTTACAGAAATCCACATCTTCCGAAACGGTATCTTTATGGTCCAATGCTGAATAGTAAACAAAATGGGGATATTCAATACTTCTAAAGACTTCGCCTTTAATAAGTACACATCCAAATCCAAACGCAGACACAGAAATTAGTTGGTCCTTAGGGAGATTTTCACCGGTATAATTAATTTGACCCATCGAATCGTCATAGTATAATTCTACGGTTTGTCTATCATGAAGCCTTTGGATGTAAACACCTGAAACCGCATCCTTATCATGAGCTAACATTTTCTCTAAGGCGTCTTCTGGTACTACAATATCACTGTCAATACTAAATAGGTAATCGTAGTGCTTCGCCCACTCTGCAATCAAGTTCCTAATCTGATCAATCTGGTAACCGTAGAAATATTCGAATTTTAGATTATATCCATCAGGCACTCTCATATTATAAATTGATCTAAAGGTTTCGGGTTCAATTCCTGCATTAGTAGGAATAGCTATTAATATAGTTTTATCTGCGGGTTTCACTTGTCCCCCTTCCAGGTATTTTTTTTCATAAGATTTATTTGCATTTATATTTTGTTCTTCACTGTGGATCTTATAATCATTCAAAGGATTAATATCATTATAATAACAAACAATCTCTTTTACTGCTTTAATTCTTTCAGACGGAGTGTTTTCTATTAATTCGTAAAACAACGGGTTATCCATGCCACTCATCATAAAATCGCCATTCTCGTCTTTATATCTTTCCCATTTTAATTTACCGAAGGTTTCACCTAAACAGGTCCTTAGATGGGTATAAGGAATTTTCCAATTAAACAAATATCTTCTAAAGGATTTATCCTTCCTAACCTTTTCAGGATAGCTTTGGGCTATTAGGGGTATCCCATCAGCTAAGCTCCAACAAGATCCATACGTAAATTGGTAACCTTGTTCATATAGAAAATTATAATAGTTAAAAATGGTATTATTACTTACTAGAAAATCGTCACCATCCAATAGCATGACGATATCCCCTCGCTGTACATACTTTTGGACTGCGTGTAGTTGATTTGAAATACATCCTTTTCGAATCTCATTGTTTATGACGATACGTTTGGGATTAGAAGGTATTCTATTTTTACTATCATCGTCAGAATTATCATTAATGACTATGTGTAAATAATTCTCATAATCTTGCTGGTCAATAGATTCACAATGGGCCTGAATATAATTCTCTGCATTTCTAAAAGGAGATATGATTAATATTCTTTTTTCCGGACAGGTCTTTTCATAGTTCTGTCTTTCCACTTCATTAGTAAATGTTTTACCATAAACCCTATTGACCTTATCATTGATATATCTAACCTTTCTAAAGTCACTGACCGGCAAATATTTCTCCATTCTGAAATAAATCTGCTGCTTCCACTGCAAAGCTACAGTATCCCATCCGTGAATGTCCTCAACCACTTCACAATAAGTACGCTTTTGGTCTGTTAGATAGTCATCATTATATGCTCTTAAAACCAAATCAACAAATAGATTCGATTGATGTTCTTCATTTATATGTGGAAATAGCCCATTAGGCACACTTGCATAATCAATCTTATAACATGCTAAGTCTAGTGCAGTGGATTCTAATGCACCAAAGTTACAAGTAATGACCGGTGTTTTATAAAGTAAAGCCTCTAGCGTGGAGATACCAAATGTTTCAGGAAAGTCGGTGGGATATATCATAAACCCGGCTTTAGAAAGTATTTCTCCAATTTTATATTGTGAAATCACACCAGTAAATGTAACTTCTAATTTAGGATCAATCTCTTCTCTAAATTTATGTAGATCTTTTTCTTGGGCATCTGGTTCGGCACCTTCCCTGAATCTATAATATCCACCGATAACAGTTAATTTAGCTTCTGGTATTTTTTCCTTTACCTTTGGCCAAATATGATTCAATAGTGGCTTAAGGCCTTTAGTGACTGAGGCATTATATACAAAATGATTTTTATCTTTATTAGCTAATCTATATTCGTCTTTAAACCATTTAACTGCACCGTTACGTGTTTGAAAGATCTTGTTTTTTAATACTTCATAATTCCGTTTTTGGCCATGTTCACAATTAAGAATATAATTTGTATGGAAGTCTGATAACGTAAATAGTTCGTCAATAATACCTTTGTTTAGCATATCCTCTATATGCTGATCACCCTCACAAAATGTGTCGTGCATCCAGACTACTTTATAACTAGCCCGTGCACACATTTTGCTATACTTACTATCTTCAAAAAACGGGAAAACCGAACGGGAAGAAATTACAATATCGAAGAATTCTTCAGGGTCAGAGTCAGAATGATCCACATAATTTACCTGATCATATAAACCAGGATTCGCTCTAGAATCTTTACAATTGTTAAATACTGTAACCTCAAATCCTATTTTTTGAAGTTCCTGTGAGATTAAAATTACAGCAGATTCCGATCCACCTAATCCTCTAGATTGTAGTGTGTTTCCATCATAAGTCAATCCAAGTAAATCTATAATAGCAATTTTCATAATAAACCCTTAATAATGTTATGGTGTCTGTTGGTTATTTATAACTGTACCGTTTCCATTAAGATCTTGTTCGAATATCTCTTCAAGTGCACTATAATCATAACTTAACGGTATTTTTTGATTGGGAGCGTAACCCCAGGTAATTACGACGCATCCACGTCCACCATCACCATTATAGTTAGTGCTGGAAGTGTAATCGTCATCATCGGCCCCACCGCCTCCTCCATAATCACCGCCATCTGAGCCACTATTCGCGTTTGTCCCGGCTTGGCCACCAGATCCCGCGTTACCACCAACACCAGCAGTACTCGGCAGAGCCCCACTTGATCCTTCGCCGTATCTTCCGACGCCGCCGCCTCCACCACAAGCGCCGGTGGAGGTTGTTCCACCTGATCCGCCACCGCCTGCACCTCCGGATCCCCCGCCATTTCCGTTGCCGTAAGCCCCATTTCCTCCAGCCCCAGAGTATCCACCGGCACCACCACCGGCCCCGCCAGCATTGTTATAGGTAGGGTCCCCGCCTTCGCCACCATCTCCCCCACCATTGGATGATAGAGGAGTAAGGCATCCTGTCTGGGCATTTGCAAATCGATTATCTGAAATATCTGCCGGGGTTCCGACACTACCAGATGATAACCCTGAAGGCCCACCTTCACCACCTTGAGCCCATACGCAAAATGAAGTAGAACCAGAAGCTCGAACACCAGATCCACCCCCTGCAATCCCAGACGCGGTCACCGAAGAACCCGAAGTATATCCATTTGAACCGGCAAATATATCCCACGTATCTCCGGGTGTAGCTGTTCCAGTTGCCCATTGAAGAGCACCACCTGCTCCTCCCCCGCCCCCGCGGTTACTTCCAGTAGATGCTGCCCCACCACCTGCACCAATACACAACACAGTTACCTCACTAACCCCTGCTGGTACAGTCCAAGACCATTGAAAAGAAAACCCATTTGTTCGGCTCGTGGATCCTGAGCCCATTCTGTAATTCTTAGAATCCGCTTGAAAGACTAAAAACCCGTTATTTACTGTACTATAGTTTCCGTTTGTATAATCTGCATAAGCTATAGCACCTGCTTGTGGATAATGCCATGTCCCACCAATTTGGCCTCTAGTAAAAGTATAATGAGGGGTTGAACCAGATTGATTTAACCTAGTCATAACCTGCCCAATATTATCTTTACATCCGTATCTATAATACGCTACCATTTTATCCTCCTAAGCCACAACATCTAAATAAACATCGAATGAGCCGATGGTGCCACCATATCCCGCTAAAATTAGTTCTAGGGTATTACTTGAAACACTTACCGCTGGACTTCTACAAATAAAATCTTTATTCGAATATCCTGGGCTTGATGTTTCAGCATACAGATAGTAACTACCCGGTGAAGCACTAGCCGGTGAACCACCAACGATAGCAGAAGTGCCGGTAATAGCAGTATTACTTGAGGAAGTTCCGAACGCATCCCTATTCCATCTATTAGCTATAGTTCCACTTGTAGCAATATTAGAAAATGATGCAGTAGAATAAGTTAAGGTGGTACTATTTGCCGTAGTAGTTTCCCAGCTTTCTGGCCCGCTTTCAAAGGTCCAAGTTGTACCACCTAATCTTGCCCATCCAATCTGGGCATCGCCTGTAAAACTAGTACCTGATGTATAGAAACACACAATCCTGGAAGTAGACCCGACATATAAGCTAACGTCTATATTACCTGTAGAAAACCAAAGCGTTCCTTGGTTTCCACTATATGAATATAATGATGACGTAAGACCGAGGGTATAACTAATCGATCCGATATTACCGTTATACCAATATCCGGTTCCATTAATTTCTTGAAAAGGTCTAGTAGACTTGTAGTTATAAGCCGCCCCTTCTTGATATTTGTCCCACATCATTTCATTCTGCTCGTCTGCAGTAGTTGCAGATGACGTGGCATATACCCTTCTTGCTCCAGTCTCATGTGTAATAGACATTTGTTATCCCCAATTCTGATCGATTCTTGTTCCGGGTAAAGTAAAGGTGCCTTGGTCTTCTTGTACCTCCTCATTATTTTGAAGATATCGATATAGAATCATTGCTGAGGTAGTACTTGACCATGATCCATCATACACCACTATAGGCCCGCCTGTATCCTGACTAAGCCGACTATTATTATTATAGAGATATACTGGATTATTTTTATCTATGACGTTGATCCAGGATTTAGGCGGAATATTCTCATAGGCTGCGTACAAAGAAGTTGGAGTACCAGATCTATCACCTGACAGCGTGCCGGTCTCATCTGCCCTAGTATCTATATAGATTGTTAAGGTGGCCATAACTGATGTGCTATCATTAAAAATCCTTAAACTCGTTATTTCATAAATGCCATATTGACCTGCATTAAAAAGAAAGGCATTGTTCGCGAAATTAAACTGCCTCGACGTTGATCCCCCAAAGACAAAAGTTGATTCTCCCATTTATTACTCCTTAACCAGCATCACCCCAGGCTAAGTAGCCTGTGCTCTCTGCCATCCGAATATAACTGACCCATACTACAACAGGATCCATTCCGGCTTTCCTAAACAGTCTAAGATAGGTTACATTATTAGGCTCGGTCCCATCAGCACCGGTACCGTTATCGTACATTAAATAACACGGACTATCCTTTGAAAAAACCTGATACGATGGATAATATTCCCCGTTTCCTTTGGCACTAAATATAACGTCAGTATCACCATCCATGGCAATCAGGATCTCTCCGTTTGCATTAGCACTTTCAATCATCACCCTAAGACTAGTGATAATCATATCAGAATTAAAATTAGGCTGTTTTACTAAATCAGCCCATATATCAACGTTTGAGGTAGTATATCTTTTATAAAACGTTAATGCCTGCGCCTGTCTTGCGAAATAAGCGGTTGACATGTTAACCCCCTACTACTTTTACATAAGTTACATTATAATCAAAATCTAAAGGAGTCGCAAAAGGTCCATAGGGATTTGTTGAATTACCCATAGCTTCTAATAATAGCCATTTCCCGGCTGGAACTATCAACGGCGTTTTTTTATCTAATATCATATTATGTTGATAATAAATTCCATGCGTTCTGACCACACATGCTCCGGTAGAATTTTGGGAAAACGTGTTACTGTCTGAAATATATATAGCTAATGCACACATCCGATAAGTACCAGTTGAAGAACTAGAAGTGGCATTTGATTGATCGACAACCACAGGCGGGGAAAGGTTTGCTGATGATTGTGCGGATGGTGACATACAAATCATGTGATATATATAGGTGCTATTACCACTGGTTGGTGTTTGAATAGCTTGATATCGGGCAGATCCATTCTTAGTACCCATCTCGCTTTCAAACCTTAAGGAGTTATTTGTTTGACTATATAACCATCCAAAATTTAATCTTTTTTTATCAATCTGAGTTGTCATTTATAAACCTTCATTCTTTATGCCTTATAAAAGATGCAAAAACCCGGGCGGTATTGGATAAACCCCCCATTGCTCTAACCCTTACGTTAGCCCATGAAGTAGAACTATTCCTATAATCCCCCAAGATTAGTGGTGCATCCTTAGAAAAAAATTGAAAAGAATGTTCCGGAGCGATGGTTTGTGCTTGACAAATAGGAAAGGCACTATAGTTCGAACCGAGTCTTCTATAAATTTCTAAATAATAGGAGTCTACGTCAGGACCAACATTATAGATTATCAAATTTTGGACTATATATTGGTAGTTCGCACTACCAGGTGCAAGAATATCATAAGTCGTCCCATTTGCTGAACCCGAGGCAGTAATATCAAAGCCTACCGACCCAAACTCCATTGTAGCATTTTGGGAACCGTCACCAGTCCAAGTACTATAATCCCCCTGGTATCCATCATTCCCTTTAAAAAAGTTTACACCAGTCATTTTTACGCCTCATTCCCGAAATAGATAAAACTCGCACAGTAGCTTATATTAGCTGATGCTGTTTGCTGGACAAATATACTTCTTCCGGCATTTAAAAAGTATTGATTTTCCTTTGTAATAGGATTAAGAACACCATAACTGTCGAGAAATTGACTATAGATGATATAATTAGATGTGGCCAGAACCGTACCTAAAGAAACAGAAACGTAAGTGGTCGCCGAAGAATTGTTAACGATGCTCATCTGATGGATATTATAAAGGTCTTTACCACTTATGTTCCATGTAGTAGTGGTGCTCCCGGATGTGAGAAAAGTAAAACTACCAGATGAAGTACTGGTATAAACAACCCCGAGGCCGGTCCCTCTATTGGTATCGCTGCTTGCTGCCTCATAATGAGGATAAAATTCCAAACCTCTATTTTCATACGCCATTAGTTAAGCCCCGTATCCTGATCCAGTCCAATCGGTATCATATGTATTATGTATCATAGCATAGGTACAGGTAACATCCATTCTCGGCCCATCATTCGATCGTATCGATAAATAGTGATATCCAGAGGTGTTTCCATTTCCCAGCCAGGGAATATATAAAGGGTTACTTTTACTAAATATGGTTAAGGATGTTCCGGTCGGAATCCAATATGACTCTGTCATATCTGTTTCAGTAGCTGATGTGACCTTATTAAGATTGTTTGGGGTGGAGTACTGACCTCTTACGGCGCAGGTAAATCTACCATCAACCCCCGTCGTCTCTGCATTACAAACTGTCAGGTTAATAATTACAATATCCAATGCGAAAATACTACTATCATAAGCATTTTGATAACTCGCAAATGCGGGCTGATATAGATTAATTTGGCCTATGGTAGCATTGGCCCCACTGAACAAATTGACACTACCACTTCCGACTGTTGTATAGCCTAGATGTCCCAGCCCAACAAAATGTTTATGGTTACCTGTACCCCCAAACAGATCAGTAGAAAAGTGTCGATATCCTTCATACCCAGCTGTTTTACCAAGTGCGTCATAGTGTATAGAATGTCCTACCATTTTATATTACCCAAATATTATTCCTGCTGCCCAATGTAATCCCCAGCTAATAAATCCTGCTGAGCCTGTATAACCTCTAGGACCTGGTCCGCCGCTTCCTCCGGCTGATCCTGTGTAGCCGCGTGCACCACCACCACCTTGAGATCCTGTGTAACCTATAGAACCACGAGATCCTGTGTAGCCGCGTGGACCACCACCACCTTGAGATCCTGTGTAACCTATAGGACCACGAGATCCGGTATATCCTCTGGGACCTCTAGATCCAGCGTATCCTCTAGGACCCTGAGAACCAGCGTAACCACGTGGACCTTGAGATCCAGCGTAACCACGTGGTCCTTGAGATCCAGCGTATCCTCTAGGACCCTGAGAACCAGCGTAACCACGTGGGCCTTGAGATCCTGTGTATCCTATAGGTCCTTGAGATCCAGCGTAGCCACGTGGACCCTGAGATCCTGTGTATCCTATAGGTCCACGAGATCCAGCGTAACCACGTGGGCCTTGAGATCCAGTATATCCGATAGAACCACGAGATCCGGTATATCCTCTGGATCCTGTGTATCCTATAGGTCCACGAGATCCAGTATATCCGATAGGACCACGAGATCCTGTGTAACCACGTGGGCCTTGAGATCCGGTGTATCCAGCAAACTGTCCAGCATCTTGCCATGCTGCCCCATCCCAAACGTATAGATTACCATTGGCAGTAACAATGTAAGCATCGCCTGCAGTATTACCCGAACTAGGTAGGTCACCTGTTGTAGCAACTGTACCTTGAATTGCAATTGATGTACCATCTGATCCCCTTGAACCGGTATATCCTCTGGACCCAGTGTATCCTTGAGATCCAGTGTAGCCGATGATACCTTGAGATCCTGTGTAACCGATGCCACCTTGAGATCCAGTATATCCGATAGGACCACGAGATCCGGTATATCCTCTGGATCCTGTGTATCCGATAAGACCACGAGATCCGGTGTAGCCGATGATACCTTGAGATCCTGTGTAACCTCTGGATCCTGTGTAACCGATGATACCTTGAGATCCTGTGTAACCTCTGGATCCGGTGTATCCAATCACCCCTTGAGATCCTGTAAATCCTCTAAGACCTTGAGAACCAGTGAATCCTCTAAGACCTTGAGAACCAGTGAATCCTCTAAGACCTTGAGATCCTGTAAATCCTCTCTCCCCTTGAGAACCAGTGAATCCTCTAAGACCTTGAGATCCTGTGTAACCGATGCCACCTTGAGAACCAGTGAATCCTGATATCCCAACAGGAATAAAGTTAGCAATAAGTCGAGAATTATTTGTAATGGAACCTAATTGCCCTGATACATATGATACAGTAAAATATTTACCGTTACCAGCAGTATTAACACTACCAGAGATCTGGAACATAAGATAATCACCAGAGTTAACATCATCACTTTTTAAAAGTAGCATACCACGATTGCTAGTCCCACCCAGGTCATCCCATGTATCAATGTATGTCCCCCAAGAAGCATTATTCACTGCATTCTGGTGAAGACCAATTTCAGTAGCAGATGTTAGTGTAGCATTATTGAATAATAGCTGTCCAGCAACAGTATAAGATCCTGCTGTAGATGTAGCGGTTGTCCCTGTATCAACTTGGTATACGTTTCCAGAATTAGCCCCTGATCCAGTAAATCCTCTTGATCCGGTATAAGCCTGTGAACCAGTATAACCAAGCGAACCAGTATAACCTAGACTACCTCTTGATCCGGTAAAACCCGATCCGGCTGAACCGGTAAACCCCTGTGAACCAGTATAACCAATTGCTGCATCAACCACCCAAGATGTTGATGCGGCGTCGTAGGTATATAATACCCCTTCGTTAGTGATGTATGTATCACCATCTGATGGATTCGTTGGAAAGTTAATGATTGCCATATGTTAAGTTCCCGATGCTTTACCTTTTATGTTTCTTTCAGGATCAAATTCAACAAATACACCTGAAACGTCTTTATCCCATGTTGCCTCTGAGTATCCTGTTATAAGAAAGCTA